TCAGGACGTAAAATTGATCATTGTCATCAAGGGTTGTTCTTTCCACAAGATCAGAGACTTTCTTTGCTTCCGGTATGGAATCAAGTACAAACTGTTTCAGTTCAGAAAGTGTACCCTGCCGATGGATTGACATTGTTTCTGTTGTCCATCCAGTATTCACTTCACCGGCAACCGGAGCATCACAATTCTTGATATACGAGTTTATGATTGTTGTCACCGAAGCCGGAACGTGGATTTCCGCAATTTTCTTCCATCCTGATTCAACCGCAGGAGCATTATTTCCCGGAGTTCCGGCAAGAATTTTGAGTTCAACGTCATATTGAATTTTGGTATCAATCGAAAGCGTGGAGATATCTTTCGTCTCCGGGTCTTTGAATTGTCTAGAATCAGCAGAGAAATCAACCACCGACCTTCGGACTTCAACAATATCCCTTCTAGTTGATGTCGAGTCAGCCGCAGTTACGGAAAGGTTTGTCGTCGCCGCGTTTTTCCGGAGAAGTTTGTTGTTCACATTGTCAAAAAGCATCCCAACCGCAATCGCAACGCCCATTGAAGGTGTACCTGTTTGAGTCACTTCCAGACCGTAAACAATCTGGTCGTCCCCCAAAATCTCGAAAGCGAAATCAATGTTTTCTATTGATTTCGTCGCAGTATTGTTTGCGTCCCCGGTTGTGATTATTTCGTTTCCTTCAAACCTTGTTGATTCTATCATTCGGTTACCCTCGCCTCTCTTTTGAATTTCGCATAAACCCCGGAGGGCTTTATCCTGTCAAGCACACTCTGAATTTCTGTATCCGGTATTGCCGTACTTCCAGACTCAAACATAAAATCCTGGTCATGGTATGAGGCATTTTCGTATGTGGTACTCGTTCCCCATACACTCGCAAAACCTTCAGCCAAACCGGTATCAATAAAAAGGATCATGTATGATGGATAGGTAATCAGTCCGAGTTCTACCCTGTCAAGTAAAAAGTCATTTTCCCGGACAAATGTTATCGTTACAGTGTCGGATGATTCCAGCGGAATAAATGCCTCGCAAAGAAACCATTCGTCCACGGTATGAGAAAACATATTCTCTGGCTGTACCGCTTCCCAAACCAGAGTTTCGATATTCAGATAATATGAATCAGAAGCCCTTTGAATCACAAGGTCAAAAAGATCCCCGACGCCTTTTGCAAAGCAATGAAAAACATGACCCCCTGAAGTCAACGCAACCGACTGTGCCAAGGAATCCATGGTGAAATCAACCTTGTATATCCCCGTAAAGGAATCGTTCGCGCTTCTATCCCCGGAGGAAAAAACCCATTCAGCCCCGATAGCCGATTCAAAGTCTCCATTTATAATCAAGTTCGTCCCGACATAATTATTAACATAATAAAGCCTAGTCCGGTTTCTTGTATAATACGCAATCACTTCAAGGTCACACCACGGAGTCCCCCACCTGGTACACCCGTTCCGATAGGTAAAGGAATAAAGTCTTTGAAGAAATTCCGCGTTTGATTCCGAAATTGAATATCTGGTTTCATTGATAAAAAACAAAATCACCATGGCGAGATAATCGCCGTCCATTTCAGCAAGATTATTTTCCGTTAGTACGTCATAGAATTCATTGTAAAACCATTCGAGTTGATTTGCTATCGCTCCACACTTGTAATCATTCGGATCGTCCCTGACTGTATCAGGAGTGAAGTCTTCACTTCCCCAAAGGGCTTGATAAACTTCTCCCTCTTTTGAGATTGCCGAGTTGATTATCATGTTCACCCGTTCAATCACCGTCATCGTGGATGGCTCTCACTGAAGGTAACGGTAATAATATTCACTCTGGCAACCTGGTTGTCGGAAATCAAAATCGGAATCGCCGCATCATTAAGCAAAAGTTCATCCACATTGTAAACATGGGTAATCGACATAAGGATTGCCGAAAGTCTCGCCGGGAGGCAATCAAAACCAACCCACAAATGATTGATATAATTCTGGATCGCCGCTGTTATTGCCGCTTCCGCAATCGTTCTATCTCCACGAACGGGGTCAAGGTCAATCGTCACATCCACATCCACGGGAACCACGCTTGCACTTAAACAGCGAAAATTGATGCCCGGAGATGCCGCGCCAGGATAATCAACCGTTCCGTCCCCTTTCAGTCTCAAATAAACTTCCGCCAACAGTTCAGCCGGAGTCGATCCCGCCCCGTTGTCAACATAACAGGTGAAATTATATATCCCTGACTGTGGTGGAAAATGTTCATAGATCGAAACAGATTGAACCCCGGAGGTTTGAGTTGCAGTTGTCAAAATCCCGTAAAGATTACTTTTCGACAAACCGAGAATGAAATTGTAAAATCTCCGGTAATACTCGGAATTCGATTCCTTGTCTCTTCCTCCCGAAGCGGCAATGTTGTTTGTTACAACATTTACACCCTCCACGGACGAAACTAAAACCGTCACTATACCGACCGGTACATTGTAATCTGACCCCGCCGTGTCAGCGATTGCCTCCACCGCTCCCGAACTTGCCGCGCCGTCATTGATTGTCGCAACGGCTTGCGTCACGTAATAAAGCCCTGCCGATGTTCCGACTACTGTACCGGCTTCAATTGTCTTCACTCCGGTATACGGTAATTCTCTCGTGAAAACAACAGTTGTTGAAGCGAACGTTGACTGGATTCTTGGAAACTGGAATACCTGATAAGGGATATCCTCAAATTGAAGTTTGAACCCACCGGCAACTTTTACCATCGCACCATTCAGGATTGTTGAAAACGCTTTTATCTGCGTATCGAGTCCCTGGTTTTCGTTGAAGTCGGTAATTTTTGTCTGATTGGCAATCATGTAAGCTTTTGCCATTTCATATATTTCAGCATACGACCATATTTGAACCATTAAAATCCCTCCCGGTATTCCTGAACATTGTTTTCAATATTCGTGTAATCAAATATTGCCGATACCGCATCACCATCTATTTTCAGTTTCACATTCGTTACTGACAGTATCCGAGGATCCTGTAAAAGCGTCTCACGGATTGAAGTTGCAATGTATTCAACCGGAGATTCCGCATTTAAAGCCCTTCCGAGAGTCAGAAGCACCCCATATTCTTGTGACCGAACCTGTCTGTTTCTCTGTTCGGAAAGCCGAAAGAAAATAGATTGACCGATTGTTTCCTTTCCGGAAGTCAGAGAATAATCCCCTGTCGGGTCCATAACAAATTCGCCATTGGTATCAACTTTCACGTCTCGGCCAATCAGGTCTGATTGTTCTGAAATAACATTGTAAACTTCATTCGTGGTAAACCGGACAAGCGGTTGAAGGATGGGAATTTTTATCACATCCCCGGAAACAATTTCATCATCGGAATAAATCCCGTTCACTACCGAAATAATGTCTTTGTAATCAGGGTCACCCATTCCCGACAACGCCAGTCTTTCCAATGTTGTGTTGGCTTGCGCATAATGGACCGTATAACCATAAATCGGAGTTACAATCCCGTTGATGGAAACGGCCGCGATTGCTTCCGTTGAAGCGGTTTGTTTGGCAATCTGGACAATCGGGTTGAAGTTTATTTCAATATCGAGATAATTCAAAAGGAGGTCAGCCGACCGGGTTGTGGTTTCATCATCCCAACTGAATTCTTTCTCCTGGTATCCGTCCGCCGCCATCCGTTGAATCAAGACATCATTGGCTTCTTTGTATTCCAACAAAGCGACTCTAGCATTTTCGAGTTCTTTTTCAGGGAATTCTATAGACACGACTCCACGTTGCAATGAAGTTTCCTTTTCGTTCAGAACTTCTGAAAACAAAGCCGAAGTCTTTTTGTTGAATTCGTCAAGTTTACTGGAAAACTGATCCAGTTTCGTCCCGAAGTTTTTTACATAATTCACAAGCCCAACGGCATCACTGTAGTACATATAAGTGGTATCAACCAACAGATTCAAAACCTCTTCCGCGTCTGATATTGCTGTCTGGATTATGGTTATGTAATTTCCGATATCAGATATCACCCGAAGCACCTTACTGATCTTTGACGGGTTAAAAACTCCTATCGGTCTGATTGCGGTAAAATCAAGGGTTATCGGATAAAAGAAAGGGGTTGCCGAAGTCCGGTTTGTGTCAAAATCCCCTAAGATGACTTCCCATGCTTCAGTAAAAGTGTCCACCCCGGCGAAATCGTTTGTGATATCCAGACTGCCTTTATGGGTGAAGTCGTAAAGCCTCATTTCATAATTGTCATTGTCTTGTGAATATCGGACAATTTTATCTCTCAAATACTGATATGCTGTTTTACCTGTAAAATATTGCGGTGCATGATTCGGGCCAACAACAGTCAACCGTTCTTCACCATTTGAGGTCGTTCCCGAAATGGTTATTTTCGCCACGCCCAAACCGTAATTGTCAATAAACATGCCGCCAGGCGTAGGGGTTTCTGTTATTCTTTGGGTTTGTTTGACTTTTATGTTTTCCGGGGGAATAGTCATGGCGAAAGATTCAAGAACCGATCCAGTGGCACCCGTTTCTGTTTTTTGGAGGATTTCAATGTATATCGAGCGAGTAAACAAATATGGATAACTCAATCCAATACCCCCGGAAAAATCTGTCTATATATTACAACAACGGTAATATTTCCGCAATACCATAAAACACTTATTCCCTACATCAATTCGATGACAACTTCACCTGCCCTGCTACTGATATTTCCACGGGACAACTCGGAAAAGTCAAATTGCTAGGAGGGGGATCGTCATTCGTACCCGCTGCCGCCATCGCCCCCGTGTCTCCCTCCCTGATAACAAACAGGGCATCAACCTTGTGTTTTGTAGAAGTCGGAGAAATAGTACCCGTACCAGTCACGGACCCAGGGACACAACCGCTGGCACTTCCTCCCGCAAAAGTAAAAGCAATCACGCCACGATAAATACCTTTTGTTTGCGCTTTATACTTGGCAGAAGGGGCAGTTGTTATTGTAAAAACCCCTCCGGTTATCGGTGATCCCGTGGAATGAATAATCGTGCATCCCTGAACCGCCACAAGTTCCATTACTGTAAAATCTCCACATTGCTATTGATAACCACTTTCCCTGATTCCATAGATACCGTATTCCCGTTCGCGTCTTCTATTGAAATTCCTGTGGAGGAAAGAGAAAAAGTGTTACCGTTCCAATCGGTAAATTCGACCGTCTCATTCTCTTTATCAACAACCAAAGAAAAGTCGGTATCAACATCGGTCAGGGTATAATTCCCGGTTTCCGGATCGTATTCCGTTCGCCAACCTTCCGGTAAAACTTCCGTATCCGCTCCGCCAAGAATATCAGAAACAACATCGGCATCCCGGAAATCCAAAGTGCCAGGCAGAATGAAACCGTTTTTCATATCGTTTTCCGGGTAAATCAATTTCACTTCTGTTTCGAGTCTTGGATACTTTACACCCCCGGATATCGGATCTTTCCCGGGAGGCACAACAGACATAAGCTGGATGTTTTTCACAAGAAACCCGGTTTTCATTTCAATATCACAAGTCCCAAGCGTTTTATTTACCGCCTTGACTACCCCATAAGCAATCCGAAGCATCGGGGAATAAAAAGATGGTTGCGCATTTGATTGATATGCCGGAGTCGGACCCCGTGGAATGATTATCTTTCTCATTGAACCTTCTCCGCTTGATAAATCTTTTTCCCTAATTGCGGGATCTTCCCGTACTGATTCCCGCCCTTGTCGTAAACAAAACCACGGGTAATCGTCAGGTCCGTTTTCATTGTATCTGGATAGGAAGCCGAACGCTTGTACGCCTCTACATAAAATTCACCGCCGAGATATTCAATTCGCTCCCCGATATCAATCATTTTCCCCTCACTGTCGGGTACATTCATCATCGTAATTGATCCCGACTGAAAATCACCGTTGTTTTTGAACCATTCATACATACGGTCAGAATTACGTTTCAACATTTCTTGCGGACTAAATCCGGTATCTTTTGAAATATCATAGAATTTGAACATGGCTTGCATTTGTTTGTATCCATAAATCGGCATCTTTTCCGTGTCGATCCTTGATACTTGATTTAAGTCTGCCCTTGCATAATTCTCATTCTCCGAAAAAGCCGTATTCGGCATAGTGCTATAAAAATGGGTATAGATTTCGTTGTCAGTCTCATTCAGGTTGTGAGATAAAAGAAAAAGGTTGTTGATTTTCGTTTTCCTTAATTCCTTCCAGTCTTCAGGGTCAAAAGGGGTTTCCCTTGTGACAAGAATATATTTGCCGGTATCAGGATCAAACCTACCGAATATTTCATAAACAGGAGACGGCAGAATTGATCTGTATATTTCCCAAAGATTATTTGAATCCACCTGAAACACCGAAAATATCTGCGGATACATTGACAATGTTGGATCGGGGCGATATTCCGTCAGTTCTTTAAATATCCTCACGGTTCCCTTTACTTCTTGCGAAGAGAAAACAACCTTGTAAAAGGAATCCGTAATGATTCCAAGGACCTTACTCAAATCTTGGTCTTCATTTACATTGGAATTCAAAGCCGCAACAAGACTATCATTCGCTGATTTTGCCGTTTGCCCTTTTGTGTCCCACAAGTAAACATTCATGGGCAAACTGAATCTTTGAAGTATTCCGCCAAGGGAAAGACCGGTTGCCGTGATTGTCCTCTGTGGCTTGTCACCGTTCATTTGAGAACTGTATCCCGTGGAAGTCACAAGTCCGATATACCGGACTTTCCCGAATTCTTTAATAATCACAAGATCCCGTTTTTTGATCTTGTCTTTCCATGTCAATCCGTTTAAATCAATTTGAGGAACGAACGTCAGAGAAAAAGCCCCCTCTGGACTATTTAAAGCATTTGAATATTCATAAGCAATCAAATCGGTAAAAGTATTGAAACCATTACTGGCTTTTTCGTTCGATACGAAAACAGCGTCTTTTGCACCGCCTTTTCCTATTTTTGACCATGTATCAACTTTTTCAAAAACAAGCCCATCGGCGGTATAATCTGGTCTTCGGATCGTTACTTCCCATTGTGGGGTTCTTTGATACGATTGAATCATCAGTGATTCCTTGCCCTGAATTGCATTGACGGGTCACCACTCGGCGCGATTCCTGTCCCCTGGGGAATCGTTGTTTCGTTTATCAGGGTAACGTCAGAGCCGGTATTTGTGGCAATGATGTTCAATATTCCAAGCAATTGATCCAGTTGCCCGCCTGAAAAATCTCCTGCCGGTCCTCTTCTTGTTCCTGCTCTGTTTGCGTCTCTGTTTTCATTGAGCATTCTTTCATATTCAGAATACGCGGTTCCAAGAATAGCCTCCCCGCCCGGAGTATTCCGAATGGCATTCATCCGTTGAAGTATTTCTTTTTCTTTCTGTTCGTCTGAAGCCGAAAGGGTACTTTGTTCGAAGTTCATCCCCATAGTGTTCCATGTTTCAGGGTTCACGCTTGAGTTTACTCTGACCTGTTCTGTTGTTCTGATTTCAACGGTTTGAGCATCAATTCCGATATTTCTTTCAGCCGCCCGGAATCCTTCTGCCGAACCATGAACCATTCCGGCCTTTATATCGAAAGCGGTTGCTGATACTGTTCCAATCAAAAGTTGTTCCATGTATTCCTTGTCGCCAGTGAATTGACTTTCTGTTGATACGCCAACCTTGTTTGATCCAAGCCCCTGACTTAATCCTTTTTTGGGGCTTGCTCCGGAGACATAAAGATTATACAAATCCTCGGCTTGAGTATAGGAAACTCCCATGGTGTTTTTTATCTGCTTGATCATGGATTCCCTGTCTCCGCCAGTAAAATCCTTCATTTGCCCCATGTAAGATTGAAACATTTCCGAACCTTGTGGTCCCGTGAATCCACCCTCCATGAGTTTCATTGTCTGAATAAAATCACCGCCAGACATTCCCGCTGCGGCCCGATACATAAAAATGTCTTCTTGTCTTCCAAGACCGGTTGCCCCTGCTGCGGCCTGATCCATTTGAGTCAACAATCCGGTTCCATATTTCCCTCGGTATTGTTCACCCATTCGACCGAAATATTCTTGAGCGGTTGCAATCCCTCCGGCAGACTTAATTATTCCCTGACCAAGTGAGGATTGAAATATCTGTTCCATTCCCGAAAGAAGTTCGTCGTACTGACCAGGACCAAGCCCTTGAGCCTTCATGACTGAATTCACGACATCCAAAACGCCAGTTTGCCCGAATCTTCCCATTCCACCCTGAAAACCAGAAAGCCGCCCCATATCCAAACCATAGGCGGTTGAATATTGAGCGGATGTTGATAAATCCTTTGTGTATCCGGCAACTTTACCGCCAGCGGAGATATATTCTTTTGCCGCTGCCGTTCCTTCCTCAAACGTTTTTCCGAATTGAGCAACAGAACTGACGACATCCTTCATTGCTTTTCGAATTTCTCTGGTATTCCCACGGATATCATCGGTAAAACTTCCCATTGAACCAGCAAGCTGCATGGATGGACCCATTCTTGCCTCGTACAGTTTCGAAGCCTCGTTTCCAGCACCAGCAACCGCCAAGCCTCCCAAAATAGCCATACCAACAGGACCGGCCTTCATGAGTACGTCCTTCAACATACTCTCTGCTCCGGATATCACACCACCAGCGACATCCCCCCTCGCGGCCTGTTGATACGCCCCTGAAACACCTTTGACGGCACCAGGGAGTCCCCTTCCTGTCTGGTCGGCTCCACCACCACCGCCCCCAGACCCGCCTCCGCCTCTCTGGTTTTGCATTGATTGTTGCTGTTGGGCTTGATTCAGTTTGTCAAAATACTTGTCAACGACGGCAGGGTCCATGGCTTGATTCACCTTGTCGGCAGACTTCGCCATGTTTTCGAATCCTTCAGCTATCCGTTGAGCCTCGGCACTCGTTTGATCGAATAATTGTATCGTAACCCCTGACGTTGACATCATATCGGCATCCCCTTCAATTCTTTCATGATTTCTTCGGCCTTCTTTTCGTCATACCCAAGAAAATCAATCAAGTCATCATGTATTTCATCAACATTCTTTTCTCTCTCATAAATCATGTCTTTCTCTGCTTTCATTTTAAGGTACTGATCCCGTATAACGGAATAATCCTTGTTGTTGAGAAAGAACAGAAACAAAGACTCAATCCACTCAAAAGGCATTTTCCGGTATCTTGGATCGGTCGGAAGAACCCGAAAGTGAGTAATTGCCCACGTCCGGACCTCCGATTCCCATTCAAGGGTTTCACTTTCCCTTTGTTGTTCCTGAAATTGCTGCCTGAACGAATTCCCGAAATTCGAAGAACGCATTGATCAATACGCTCTTCGCCCCCTGATTCGGATATTCGGAAATATTTTTCTTCCATATTTCAGGAAAATCTTCTGGAAACTCTTTCAGAATAACAGACAAATGAGCGTCTGTCGTAATATTGATTCTCGCGTAATCCGGAATTGAATTGTACGGCCTTCCGTCAATCGCATCCGAAATTCGGCTTGCTATTAGACTTGTTTCTTTCGATGTCGGGTATCCAATTACGAATTTACCAACACCTTCAACGGGAACTTCTTTTGTCGGATAAATTCCTTTTTCCATTTCCTTCAGATAATCTTTTTTCTCTTCGTTGTCTTTCTTGAACATCTTAACCCTCCTGGTTGTCTCGATCCTTCATGGATCTTTTTGTTTCCTTCTCTGCGGTCCTCTTGTGAAGCCACAAAAGAGCTTCTTCAACTTTGTCAATGGCATTGTCGTTTTCCCTGCACCGATGTTTTGTTTTCTGAAAACACTTCAATCTGTGGGTAACAATCGTCAGTAAATCCTCATTGGATATTCCATTGACACCATTTTCCTTTATCGGTCCTTCCTGAAAATGGATCCATCCAACGACTTCACCATTCTCATTCTTGTGAACCTCGAAGGAATAAGGGGACCCGCCCCCTTCAACTTCCTCGTACATTATGTGTGTACGCCAGTTTAAAACGAGTCCCCCGGTTAATTCCTTCATCAATACGTCTTCTCGATTGCCATCAACTGCATATTCGATGTCACGTATGTTGCCGGATTGATCTGCGCTCCATTGGCAGAGATGACAACATATTTGAATGACGCAATGATATTTCCCGATTGTCTGTCGGCAAAGTCAAGCTGATCAAACACTGAACCAGTACCCGTCAAGGCAATTTGAGTTCTTGTTTTGAGGAGTTCGGGAAGAGTAACCTCTCCACCATCAAGCCAAGGTTCAGTTGTTGCCCCTCTCGGGTTCGCCGGAACAAGGGTTCCAAGGGTGATTGAACAGCGATAATTCTGAACATCCAAAGAGACGGGACCAAAGAAACCGATAACTTGCGCCTCGGTAACATTGAAATCCTCATTGTAGCTGGCATTTGTCACAAGACCAAGAACCTTTTTGACATTGTTCTGGTAAATGAATACAGAACAAAAGGCACCGGTACTTATGATCTTTTGATTCGGATTGGGTAAAGCCATGTCATTCCTCCTTTATGCTACCTGTGCCGTTGTCACAAGGACATTGTGATTGCTTGTCGTGAACGTGAAGTTCGTCGGAGCGGTATCATAGGTATTGTATTCGATGAATATCTGATCCCCGCTGATCCGTCTTGTGTAACCCCAATAAAGATTCGGTTGATCCGGACCTTTGACAATCAAACCGGAAGTGTACCACTCATTGATTTTTCTGGCGAAAATTGCATCAATCACGGCAAGTTGTTCGTTTCCAATCAATGGAGTTCCGGTAACTGCGGTTTCAATTGCTGTCCGAAGATCCCGGTTCATGTAAAGGGATTCACGCATCATGCTTGCTTCGTTCTTTTGGAGCAAACTTCCCTGATATGTGGTAATCGAACGGACCGTGATATAGGAACCATCCGGCCTTTTTCCACCACAAAGAACGCCAGCCTGAATGAGTGTATTCAGTTCGGTCCGCTTGTAGTCTTTCTCCCAACCAAGGACAGATATGGTTTTCCATGTCGTCGGGTTGTTCAGATTCAAGGCACTCAAAGCCCCGACCTGTTTACAGGCATAGTACGACGGAGCGTACAAGGTTTTGACTCCGGAATCGTTGTAATCATAGAAACCAGGGGAACACAAACTGCCGTATTCAGAGTTCAGGTTCAATGCTCTTGTTGATACTGCCGAAACATCTTCAGCCAGCGCACCACCGACATAAAACTGTCTTTCTGCTTTCCCTTCAACGCCGTTTGCCGTATCGCAATGATTTTTGATCAAAACATGAGTCGCCTCGGTCGTAACGGGAGTTGCGATAAACTGAATATCCTCACCGAGAAGAACTTCAAGGGCATCCGACCATTCTGTAGTCGTGTACGCCCCGTCAGTTGCGCCGGAGAGATAAACCCATGCACTGTCGTAATCAGGTATGATTCTTGTTGCCGAAATCAAGGTAACCGTGGAGAGAAGTACCGAAGACTCGAAAGCTTCAAGTATTGCCTGAAGGTCACTCTTTACATTGTAAACAGCGGTTTTGATGTCAATCGCAGATATAGCGTCAAGCTGCGAAGTCAGTTCCGTTGCATCTGTTGTCAGCACTGTTGCCGTATATACAGCGTTATCATTGATATACTCAACAAGTTCGCTGATCGTCGGGAAACTCGAAAGAGTAATCGAAAGATCCTCACCAGAAGCACCGGTAACAGTTGTTGCCAAAGTTGTTCCCGTAATCGTCAATGCAGCCGCTGAACCCGCACCGGTATACTGGATGGTAAAGCTCTTCCGTTCAATGTTGTCATGAACGAAAGTCGATCCTTTGTATTCTGTATCCAGTCTGTGTGAACCAGAAACCGTACCGGCATAAAACCGCATTTTGATCTGGTTCATAGGAACCCCGTAATTGAACGATTTTACGGAAAAAACATCTGCTGCCGTTTTAACCAGGGTCCGTGTCGATTGAGTTCCTTTGTTTACCCTCATGAATCCGATTTGTTGAGGGACAAGACCACCACCAGGGTTGAAAGCCTTGATCACACCTTCCAGACCGGTTCCGGATTCAAGGGTTGCCCTTGCATCATTGGCAGAACCAAACACAAGGAGTTTGTGGGGTTCCCCCGCTCTCGACTCTCCCAAGATACAGACATTCCCTGAAGAAACTCCACCACCCGCATTCGGGACATAATTCCTTCTGGAATATCCACCGGGAATATAATGTTCACTTCTTTGACCCGCCGAAGTAAATACTGCTGCGCTTACGCCCATTATTTAACCCTCCTTTTGTTGATATTCTCGTCAACCACTTTCCATTCCGAAATCGTTCTGGTTTGACCCTTAAACAAGGAAATCATCATCTTCTTGATGGTTTCTTTATGATCCGTGTCGGCCAAATAAGTCTGAATCAGGACCGGATTGACATTTTCAACCGCTTTTTCTTTCGCCATTGTCATTCTCCTAACACATGAGATATGTGATCAATAATCGCCGACTCAAACACTTCTGCACTCGTGTCATAATATGTCTGAAGGATCATTGAATCCACCTGAAAACTTATTGTGGATCCCCGCAAAACTCTTCCGAATTCAGTATTGTATTCGGGTGTTCTTGATCCACCTATGGATGAATTGATTATAGTCATCCCTTTATTTTTAAACAATTCGATTTGTTCCATACCTGACAAAAATAGTAATATTTGATCGTATATCCGGTTTCTGATGTTGCTTGGATCGTCCGAGATAATATCAATATGAACCGTGTCGCGCCTTTGATCGGATATTGAAAGACCATAAAGTGTGTCATTTGTCAAAAAATGAGTATTTATTGCCGTCAAAGCATCGGGATCAATCATGTATCCGTCGGTTTCGACTTGAGAAGTAAAAGCTGTCATTTCGGTCTTTTCGAGTTTTGTGTTTGAAAGCTGAACAGTCTTTTCCCTCGGACTCTTTTCGTCTGACGTACTGACTACCGTTACGGCAGGAAAAAGAGTCTCATTCACCTGACTCAAATCCGGCCAACCGTCATTCATGTACGGAACCCATGGGTATTCATTTGAAATTCTGACAACGGGATGATTCGGGAACATCCTCGCCCATCCGATTGTTTGAAAATAAGTTGTGAGTGTGGTTACAAGTATTTCCTCGGCAACCGCCGCGTATCCAAGTGACAATATCATGCCAAACCCATATCCTTTTTCATTGCGGTATCCATGATGTTTGCAATCTGTTCATGGTTTCTGTTCATGATTTCAGCCAAATACTTTCTCGCCTTTATACCGGGATGGATCCATGAATCCTTCGGAGAGTTTACGGAAACGACCCTGAAGGTCAGATATGTTCCGCCTTTCATAGAAACCATTCCCTGAAGGTCTTGAAGTTCTGGAATCGGGGGGAGTTCTAGCCTAGAACCCCATTTGTACTTTGCTCTCCCAATCATTTCACCCCATATATTCGGAGTTCTTTTCCCACTGGTCGCCGCAGGAGTTTCAACGTCGGATTCGGCAAAAACACTAGACTGTTTACTTTGGAGAAGTTCACCGTAAATCATATTCAATCCAACCTGTCCCGCCCTCGCCCTGTTTGCAATTCCTGTTCTGTGTTGCATAGGGATAATTAAATAGGCATCATTGGCATTCTGGATATATGTCGAACCGTCTTTCCTTTTACATTTCCATGACATTTTCAAAAGCCCTTTTCCGGTTCTTCTCGGTTTCACAAGTCTCGATTTTTTACCGAAAGGGTGAGTTGTTTTCATGTCATACGACGGCATCCCATCTTCAAGATATCCAACCATAGGGTCCCGTGAAAAAACGGTTGTCTGAAAAGGGGAGTGTTTCTGCATTTCAATTTTATGATCAGGGCCAACGGCATTTTGCCAAGACCTTTTTATTGCTGTCGCATAGGCATCAAAAGCCCTTTTTGTTTTCTCAAACCCTTTTGATACACCCATTGCATTCAGAGCGGCAATCATATTCATAAGTACGGGATCCTTCGGGATAAGCTTCAATACCATCATATTGTTTCCCTCGGATTGATATCGGTATAAACCTTCAATGCGACTTTTCGCGGAAACCGGTTATTCTCCGAAGACCTGGGACTTGGAATATCCTTCAAAACCTTGTATGTGAGAAAAAAAGAATACGACAAACTGACCTGTTCATTGGCGGTCGGTTTATTCCCTGAAATCCATTTTATCCGGTTTGCCGAATAAACAATGAAATCAGTCCCGTACACAAATTCAATCTTTACTCCATTTCGATAAGTAAAGGCGTTTGAAAAATCATACAGGTAAAAAGCCGGTACGGAATCATAAGTTCCTCCGGTTGACCGCAAAATCGTATTTACAAAAGAATGAGAATTCATGGCAACAACGATATCCCCTTCGGTCACATCATGTTTCTGTGGGAAAATCATTATGGCATCACCGCTATTGTCAACCAACCACTTTTTATCCATGTCGGAAAGATTCTGGTTTAGGATAGCGAAAAGGAAAGGGTCCATGTATTCGTATTCTGCCGTTACCGCTCCACTCGGAGTTTCTTCAACCGTGAAAGTATTCCTGTGAATTTCGGAAACCGTCAATTCTTCATTTTGTCCGCCAGTTGCCGGAGCCGGATTCGATACCGTGGATCCCGCAATAGCCGGATTTATCACCGTAATTGCTTCGGCCAAAACATTGTATTCTGGACCGGTTTCTTCAGCTATCGCAACAACAGAATTCGAATCAGTATCACCGGCAGGAATCACGGCATCAGTTTGAGTCTCAAACGCCAAACCTCCGACAGTTTCAACAATGGTTCCCGCCAGGTATGTGGTATCCGTAATTTCGGGGGTTTCGATTGAGAAAACAACATCAACCTCGGCTTTCTCTGCAACCCTTCCCTGCTCCCATGCTGTCACGGAAACCAAAGACCCTTGAACCTCTCCAAAAGCAACCGGAGTTGAAAGATCAACCAAAAACGTATTTGCCGACAATGCTGTCGGAGTAGAATTTCCTGTTTTGAGAAAGTTTTCACGGTACTTTACAGTAACAGTCTGCCCCCTACGAACAGTACCGCCAACTGTGACATATTCAGAGCATTGACCAACTATCGGCAATTCGTTTGAATCCATGTCCCTGACCCAAATTATCCCGTCATTATTCGGAACCATAATCACGTTATCAATTGCAGCTTGAAAGTTTTTTACCTCTTCAGTGATATAGCTGTCTTTGTATGTGACACCTTTTCCTTTACAGAAAAGGCAGTTCTCGTTTACTCTTTGGTTTGATCCAACACAAGGGCATTTTTCAGTCTTCAACCATCGGACATATTGTCCATGCCGTTTGATTATTCCATTGAAATTATCTCTGGTTAATTGGAGTACAATCGGACTGTTTTCGCCAAGACCGACCGCCATGGTTTATATGCTCCCCAAAGGAATATTTGAATACTTCCACTTATTCAGTTGGATGTATTCTTTTACCTCGTCCTGGTAGACTTTTACCCTGGCTCCGAAATATGCTGAAGTTGCCGATTGTGTGGATGAAAACGATTCACTGATTCCATCCAACGAAAGAGACGATGAAGAGAAACCAGCAATAAGACCGTCACCGATAACGTTCAACATTTTCAATGTAGCAATCTTTCCGGCAATTTCCCTCAAATCTTCCGGTATCAATTCGGCGGTCTCAAACCCTGCCGTATAGTCGATATGATATCCACCAGGATATTGAGCGTATTGCATCATTGAAGCCCATGGATAAACATATCCGGTGTATCCTTGCAATGCCCCTGTCTTCGGAAGAACCCACGCAAACCCTTTATCTCTGTCGAGCCTTAACCACGACATTAAATTTGCAATTTTTTGATCAACCGGGGAGTACCAATCAAGCCTCGTAACTTCTCGAATTGGCCTATGATTTAATCGTATCAACCAGTTCCTTTTCCTTGTGAGAGAATACGGGAATTCCTTTAATACGTCTTTCGTTCTTACAACAGCAGCGTTTACATCATCATCCGAATATATGGTTTTAGGGTAAATTGTTATATTCAGGGCTTTCTCAAGCTGATAAACCGCCCACTCGACACACTTTCTGGTCTGTTCGTCATACCATTCTCTTCCACCCGAAGAAACAAAATCAACACCCCACATAAAAGAATATCGGATATCATCAGGGGTCAGTATTTCTCCGAAAGTTCCTTCCGGAACGGAATAATTGTAAAATGTCCAGCCTCTCGGGTCCCCACCAACGGCAACACAATTCGAATAAACATATACGGATCCACCATTCACAATATATCGATACTGATAAACAGCATCCGACAGATTGTAATCAGTAAAATTCCCGCTTGCCAAAAAAACAGGAACAGCCCCCCAGGATGATCCATCCCAAGGGGTCCATGTTCCTCCCGTTCCAACTTTTCTTTCAAGTTGAAAATCGGTAACATCGATTGAGAGAACAATACTTGTTTGACTCAATCTTGCCAAAATCAAAGGTTGTACCCCGGAACACCCTTCAGGTATTCCGCTATATGTTTTTCAACATTAGCCTGACCCTCTGAATCGAAGGTCACAAGGGTTCCGCAAACCATTATGTCAACGTTTTTGTGGATACTCTTCACGAGTATCAACTTTCCTTCCTTTTTTTCTTCAGAAGGGTTTTTTTCTTTTGACAGGTTTTCACCGTCTTTTTCGTCTTCATCAAGGCTATCATCGCCTTTCCGTTTTGCCATCTATGGCCTCCTTACCGAATATTGACAATCTGCGGATTCGCGGCTACTTCATCGGCAACCGTTCTGTGATTCTCGTATGAGGTCACGAGATTCTTTGCCAGAGTCGCACTTGTCGCAAGGTTTGTTGCGGTTGCGGCAGTAACAGCCATCGAATCATCCTTGATGACATGAGAAGTCATCAAAATAATATGAGCATTGAAGTCTGTCTTGAGTTCATTCAAAAGCCCGTTGATTGCGGTCTGTACCGTTCCAATGGCAGACTGTGAGACAGTATTGGTTGCATCGGCGTCACCGTGTACCGAACCATCAGTAAGTATCCTGTGAGCCTCGTATTTCGTCCTGATTGAATCAGCCATTGCCATGATTTCGGACCATGTTGAAGCAGCGGTCAGGTCAGCGAGAACAACCGGGTTTGCGGTATCAGCAGCACCGTGAACAGAAGTCACGTTTGCAAGGTGCAAATTGAACTGTGTTTTCAGGTCGTTTGCAAGAGCAAAGCTGGTTGCCTTTGTCGTCGCATTTGCAGCGGTAACAACATCAACAGAGTCAGCCCCGGCATGAACAGAGGCGGCAGTCAACACCCGGTGGGCAGCATAGTCGGTTTTGAGTTCATTCAAAAGGACATACACATCTGCAATCGGGGAGGTGTCAGTCGTTCCGTTTGTACTGTCAGCAGCCACATGATTTGCGGTTGCGGCAATATGAGCCGTGTATTTCGTTTCGAGATCGTCTCCGGCTTCAAGTACCGAATCAAGAGATTCAATACCAGCAGCAGAAACAACAAGAACGTTTGTGGCATCATTGACCAAGTGGGGGTTTGATCCGCCGAAAACTCTTGTAGACAGAGCATTGACAACATCAATCATCTGTTCGAGTTTGTCCGCGAGATCTCCAAGAACCACTTGGGTTTTCATTCTTTCATAAAGATTCATGGTTTCTCCTTTTGGAAAAAGGGGCGGTTTTTATTCCGCCCCTTTATATTGGTCAGAACCAATCAATTCCGGAATGACCAACGTTCTTTATCAGAGCGTTTCTTTCGGGAATTTTCATGTCTGCCGCGCCATACCATACCATAATGAACGGAATTGCGGGCTTTGTAGCACCGAGATTAAACCTCATGAGATCCACAAAAGAATCCCACTGGAATGTTCTGGAAATCTCGTCACTTCCGGCAGTCAAAAGAAGAACCTCGGCAGTTCCGGGGAGTTCGTCGTCTTGATCAAGGAAAACGGTTGTTGCGGCCAGAGAATTTGCAACACGGATCATTTCCCGAAGATCGGTTCCGGTTGTCGTATCTTTTTTACCACGGCAGATAATAAATCCGGTTCCTGCATTTGAAACTGCGGGAGTGATCGTAACAACAACCTCATTACCAGCAGTAACAGCCTGGTTTGCGGGAGTTGCAGCGGCGGAAATCAGACCGGAAGAACTTACAGCGTACACTGTGTACCGGTAAGTACCAGCAGTTGCGGCAACAAAACCAGTACCGGTTCCGGTAGTGGCCTGAACGCCAAGAGCAAAGGTCGGGGCAGTCGGCCCACCGGAGCCTGCGGGAACAGGAACACCTTTTACCCGGTACATCTTGTTCTGACCAGCAGGTCCGCCAATCTTAACGGTCGTGTCGTATACGGACGGCCAATCCTCAATAACAGGCCGGTAACTCTTGTCATCGGTTCCGAAACGGATCCTATCCCTGACGAGATCCTGGAAATCCTTCGCAACAACAAACGGGAAATAAGCATGGGAAGCCTCACCACCCCTTTCAGATATTGTCCGGATTGCCTCTTCGAATTTCGCCTCACCATTGGTTGACGAAATCGCTTCACCACGAAGATCAAGGATGTTCGGAGTGTTTGTGCTTTTTCTGATTTGAGCCGGGAAACCGTCAAACATATCAGTCGAAACCGCTTCGTCACCGTGGAAACACGCTCTTTCAGCAGCCTTCAAAAGAACATGGGTTCCCTGTTTCTGTTCAAGCCTTTCAGCCTGTTCAATCGAAGGATTAAGCATCATCGCCTGAAGGGATACTTCACGCTTTGTCTGCATATACTTCATTGTTCTGGTCCGTCTCTCAATCGACCCATTGGTTTCAATGGGAGCGGCAAGTTCGGCAGCAAAAACACCGATGTCATCACCCGAATCTTTGTTTACGGAATACTGGTGAACGGTCGAACCAACCTGGTTCTTATACATCATTCTCATGAGCTTGAAATCTTTCTGATTCTGCTCCAACGCATCCGCGAGATTCCCTTCAAGGGACTCAAACTGAAGAGCATTCCCACCGGTCATGGTTGCGGGGTTCGCACTTGATCCGGCAGTAAGGGCTTTCAGAAGGGATGTTGCTTCATTTCCTGCAATTGCAGAGAAAGAGCCAAAAGAAACGGCTTCTGATCCGTCAATTTCTCTTATGCCTTCCATTCCATTCCTCCTTTTTTCACTTCACCCGATCAAGCACGGCAATCATGTCCGGCTCGAACGGCATACTTTTCTGAAACTTGTAATTGATCCGGTCAACGAAATCAACATCTGCAAGACCGGAAGTGACAGCCTTACGTCCAAGAGCGCGGATTTGATCCTTTGTCATCTTGGAAAGACCGTCACCGACCGATTTTGCAAAACGGTTAACAGGTGTAATTTCAGTTTCGCTCTTCCGGGGAAGGGGAGCATCTGCAATGGATTTTACCATTTTGGATACCGCCAACCCATTTTCGCCGAGAGCGGAAACAATGTCTTTGACCTGTTTAAGATCGGCCCCGAGGGACTTAACCATCTTGCCGAGTTTCTGGTTCTCCGTACGAAGGGTTTCAATTGACTTCCCCATCTTTTCAATGTCTTCAGTCACATCCTCTTCGTCGTCTTCGTCATCATCTTCTTTTTCCTCTTCGTCGTCTTCAAAAAGATCCTCGTCTTTTTCCTCGGCAACTTCAGGGGCTTTCTTCTTGGCTTTTTTCATTTCGTCATCGTCTTCTTTGACTTCTTTGTCGTCTTTTGACGCGGCGATTGCCTTCAGAAGAGCATCAGTCGAATCGTCAATGGCTTTCGCCATATCTTCTTTTTCTCCTGCCATAAGTACGTCTCCTATAAGATTATTATTGATCAACGCGCCTATGATTTCTTTTGCCTGTTCTTCCGAATAGCCATTATTCATAAGTCGCGCAATCGCTTCTTTTGAGTCTTCAACCTCTCCAAACGAGATATCAGACAATAAAGACTGAACAACACCACGACCATCAACGGATTGATACTGAAGAGCATTTCCGTCAGTCATGGCACCAGGATCAACCGAGTTTCCGGCTGTCAAGGATTTAACAAATTCTTTTGGGGATAGAATCGTCGGTCCAAGTGTTTGATTGACCGGCTTGTAGGTTAATGCAACCTCGTCCCAAAGAACCTTGATTATTGTTGGAATATCTTTCATTAAATCGTAATCATATTTATTGATTTTCGTCGGCCTTCTTCCACCGACAGAAGCCTTTACCGTTTTTGCACCGTCTGTCAGTTTCTTAATTATCTCTTTAGCTCTGTCAACGCTTTTATATAAAGCGGCTTTTACTTTTACGACTCCATTTTCCATAAAAGCATCCAGAGGATGACCAAGGATGTATTTTTCTTCGTTCCATTCAGGATCTTTCTTGTAATTATCTTCAGAGGGAAGGTGCATGTGGTCATAAGAAATTACACCGTTTTTCAGGAAATAATCCTTTGACCCCATAAGGGCATCCTGCAAAACCCTTTCTTCCTGGAAATCAAGATTATCATTTGATGCCTCAATAAGAACAATCGGGTTCCCGTTTTCGTCGGTTTCCCATTCTTGACCATTGACCAGAGATTTTTGTATTGTTGCTTCGCAATAAAGTTTGTCCATAGTGCATAAAAAAAGGGGTTCCTATTGATTTTACTCAATAAGAACCCCTTTATGGGTATTCCCTCTTTTAAGGAAAAGGATGATGTACCTTGATTATGTAGACATTATGAAGTTTTTGTCAATACGGAATCTGATATTCGTCAAATATTTTTTCAGCTTCATAGATGGATTCTTTTAATTTATACAATTCGTCCGATGATCCAGACCAGTTTTTCAACTTTTCTTTCTCTTCTTTGTAGAACACTTTCATGTTTTCAAGGATTTCTCCTATTTGGGAGTCAACCGATTCACTGGCTTTCTGAATTTCATTAACAGCTTCAGAAAGATCATTTACCAGTTTGTTTGTTTCCATTTGTAAGTTTCTCCTTTTCTTTTGCCATCGACTGAAGAACCAAGCCTTCATGTTGTTTATATACGAAAACATCAACAAAGTAAACAGAATTCCCCTCGTCTCGAATCACCTTCGACACTTCTCCTATTGTTATATCCCCTATTTTGACAGGACAAACATTTGTTTTTGACTTTGACAAACCAGGAATTTTGACAAACATTTGGATTTTCATTTAAACCTCCTTTGTGTCTCACAAAACGCAATTTTTGAGTCACAAGATGTCTTGTGTCTCATGGGTGATTCAAAACCTCCCTTGTCCATCGCAAGTGATAGGCAAATAATCCAGTGGGTTAGTATCACTACCCATATTCCAAACCTCAAAATGCAAATGCTCCCCCGTGCTGGCCCCGGTGTGCCCCATTCGCCCGATCACCTGACCGGAAGGAACCCGCGTCTTCTCACGTGCGTACACGGAAGACAGGTGACAATATTTAGTCCGCCAGCTGTCCGCGTGGATTAGGGTGA